AAAAAAATATTTGAAGCAATAGTCCTAGCAGGAGTAATCATAGGATTCGGAGTTATATTCGTAATCGAAGCAATAGATCTGTTTATAATTAGACCTATCTATCAAAAGTTCTTTAAAAAAAGGAGGGGACGCAAACGTGGATGATCCAAAAATCTGTCCTGTCTGTGATGCTAGATGGTTAGAAGGTCAGTTATATTGGAATACAGGACGCGAAGCGTGTCCCCACGACCTCGCAGGATTAGTATGTAATGTCATACATCCTAACTTTAAATGTGTGAACCCATGCAAAGGTTCTGACTCAGGTGTACAATGGGGTCACCCACAAGATGCAATAGATAAATTTTTTGATGATATACTTGACAACTACGAATAGATAGTGTATAGTAATTACAGTATAGGATACAGTATGAGAAATTTAAGGGAGGACATCCTTAAATCACAGATAAACTATTATCAAGGGTTGATTTGCAAACATCAACAGAACGTAGAGATCTATCTCAACCAACCTGTCGGTATTGGGGAACATCCCGATGTCATGGCAGCGATTGAGAGTGAGATCGACAATATTGCGAAAGCACATGAACGTATCGAAGTTATTAACCATTATTTTATGAATAGATGATAGAACAAGAACTTTGGAACGAAGAAGAGTCAGATAAAAGAATGAACGTCATCGCACAGAACGGAAACGATGGATTGCACTATTCTGAAGAAGATTCTGACCCATATGCAGAAGCATTGAATACTGTCAATGAATGCATCGTAAAATTAGCAGAAAGGACGCAAATAATAGAAGAATTTGTCTCAGAAGCACAAACTTTGGATAAAATACAGTATACTCCGAAAGATTCTGACCAAACTTTGAATTTTTTTGCAATAATTAACGATTTATACCGAAAAATCGAGATAATTGACAAAAAAGTCGATAATTTATATCGATTTGTCCGAAAATAGTCCAAATTACCCCGCGAGCGACCACAAATCATGGCAATGTATAAAATGGGTCTCAGTGAGATCGAATCAAAACCTAAGAAGACAAGACAAGGAAACGGAGCACATACTAAGTACTCTGCAACCTCTAGAAACAAGAAAAAGAAACCATATAGAGGTCAAGGAAAGTGAGTGACGTGTTATTTCGGAAGCATAGAGTCTTTCGAGAGACGCAAGACGTAATCTTCTTCGATATTTCTGTTGAAGAATCGAATGCCTCTGATCTAGTAGTGCACACTGGTGCTGCGATTTCTCCTCCAAATGACTTGGTGGGTGCAAAACAGTTCTACATACACTATCATCAGACAGATTTCAACAGAGTAGTACAAGGAGAGAGACAATTTGAGTTAGTAAACTTCGATTGGAAGTACCCATATCATATTGTACACCTAAATCGGTCGTCTGGTGCCCTCGTTATACCCACAAAAACCTTCCACAGGTCGATATCTGGGGAGGAGGGGTCGATCGTAATCAATCAATCCAGTAGAACTGAGGGATTTGATCATGATAAAGAGTTTATACCTGTGTCTGCTGCTGAGAATAAGAAGTTGTATGAGATATTGAAACACGAAAAACCTGTTGTTCACACTCTTGGAGAATAATGCAAGTCATTAACAACTTTTTAGATGACTATTATATAGACTATCTTTCTGATACTGTCACCAATCCTATGTTTGAGTGGCGATACCATAATAATATTTCTAAGTTCATACCCCCTAACCACGCATCTCTTCGTGATCAGGAGTTTTTGTCTGGTCTATCTAACGTTCTCTTTGATAATCAGAACAATTTGGGTTTTACCAACAACGCATGGATACCTGCTGTCTTGAAGATAGAAAAGGAACTGGGAGCACAAAAAGGTAGTTTGACAAGAGCAAGACTAGATATGACGTTGCAAGCACCTAAAACGACCTTACACACACCACATACAGATCAGAACTATCCTCACTGGTCTTGTATATTATATCTAATAGACAGTGATGGTGATACCGTAATATATAATGAAGACAAAGGTGCAGAAGAACTAACTATATTACACACAGTAGAACCTAGAAAGAACCGATTAGTCATTTTTGATGGTGATCAGATGCATACAGGTCACTCTCCATTACATCATGCTAATCGTATTCTACTCAATCTCAACTTTATGAAATGAACAATTACGGATTAGAAATAGCATTTTGGGTTATCTTAGGACTTTTTATCCTTACAAAGTTAAAAGTATTCAAGAAGTAGCATAAATACTTTTAGGACGGAGGTATTATGGTCGTAAAAGTAGACAAGAGTGAAGAATTTGTCAAAAGTGGCAAAGTCTTGATTAGTGAGTATCCTGCCAAAAAAGAAAAGGATGTAAAACCACTTAGCAAATGGCGTTAAAATCAATAAGTGGAAAGGATGTAAACCTAAGTCGTGCTTTTAAAGATATAAAAGTGGACTTTGCAAGAAACCCTTTCACAAAAGATGTATCTGCAGTTTCTAATGACAACTCAATAAAGCAGTCATTAAAGAATCTTGTGATGACTCAGCCTGGTGAAAAGTTATTTCAACCCCAAATAGGTTCTGGAGTTAGACAACTATTGTTTGAACCTATGGATGGATTTACAGCAGATGCTATTAGAGACGACATTCTATCTACTGTTGGACAACACGAACCCAGAATTACAATTGAAAACGTTGCTGTAAGAGAGCAGTACGATGCAAATCAATTTAATGTCACTATAGATTATGTAATAGTAGGGCAACCTCTAGTTGAAACAGTATCATTTGTACTTAAGAGACCCGAATAATGTCAACACCAAATAATTTAACAGCACTAGACTTCAATGACATCAAAGCGTCAATAAAATCTTACCTAAGAACTAGGAGAGAATTTACAGACTATGAGTTTGATGGTGCAACATTGAACTACTTGATAGATGTATTATCATATAATACTTACTATAGTTCATTTAATGCGAACATGGCAATGAATGAGGCGTTCCTACCCTCTTCCACAGTGCGTGATAATGTAGTTAATATAGCAAAACTTTTAAATTATGTACCAAGATCAATAAATGCAAGTCAAGCAACTGTCAATTTAACTGTACAGACTATACAAAGTAGCGGATCATACCCTTCTACAGTCACACTTAAGAAAGGTGCAGTGGCAACTGGTGGAAATTATATATGGAATGTTCTTTCTGATACTACTGCTGAGGTAAATTCTACAACTGGTATAGCAACTTTTAGTAATCTTGTACTAAAAGAGGGATCTATAGTCACATTCCAATACGTTGTTAATACATTTGCAACACAAAATTACAAAGTTCCTTCAGAAGATGCGGACATTAACACACTTTCCGTAAGAGTAAAGGCAAACGAATCCTCTACAACCTCTGATTTGTACAATTTAGTGGACACAATCACAGGACTTACCGCATCCACTAGGGTATATTTCCTATCAGAGGGTGAAGATATGCGGTATGAGGTAAAATTTGGAGATGATTCTGTAGGTAGAGCATTAAAAGACGGAGAAGTTGTAATGTTTGAGTACCTTGTGACTTCTGGTGAAGAGGCAAATGACGTAGATAGGTTCTCATACACTGGTAGAATGACGGATACACTAGGTCAAAGTTATTCTCCTGCTGCTGTGACACTCACAAAAGTGGCAAGATCACAAAACGGAACTGCTGCTGAGACTATTGAGTCTATTAAATATAATGCTCCAAGATTCTATTCCTCACAATATCGTGCTGTGACTGCAGGAGACTATGCTATTCTTACTAAAAAGGTATATCCTAATGCAGATGCAGTGGTAGCATACGGTGGAGACTCTTTAAATCCTCCTGTGTATGGAAAAGTATTTGTTGCGGTAAAGACTGCTACAGGTGCTACATTGAACGATCAAACTAAAAAGAACATTGCTGCAGACCTAAGAAAGTATGCGATGGCATCTATTGATCCTGTGATCATTGATCCAGAGAACCTTTACATCTATACTAAGGTATTTGTTCTATATGACACTGGTAGTAGTTCTGATACATCAACAATCAAAACAAATGTACAGACTGCAATCAGTCAGTGGGCACAACAAACCCAGATAAACAACTTCAATAGTACATTTAGATCACAAGCATACGAGAAAGCGATCACACTGTCAAATAATGCTATTACAGACGTATCTCTACAGGTCACTCTATTGAGATATATTATTCCTGTTGTTAACCAAACTAACACATATACAATATCTACTGGTTCTGCTTTGTATAATTCCGCACCAAGTAAAACATCCTTGTCTGTAGATGGAGCAAAAGAACCAATTCTACTCTCTGGACAGTTCCGTACAGCAGATAGACCAGGTGTTGATCAACAATTTGAGGATGATGGATATGGAAACCTTAGAACATTCTATAACACAGGTACAAGAAAAGTATTTACAAACACCTCTGCAGGTACTGTCAACTATGACACAGGAGAAATTGCCTTTGGTCCTATTGCTGTTATTGGAACAGGTTCAAATATTCCTACCACTGGTATAACAATTACTGATTCAACAACTGGTGCGGGTTCTATAACTGATCCTGCAGGACTTCCAACATCATTATCATTACCAGTTCAGTTTATTCCTGCTAACAGTTCTACCATACCTGCTTCAACACCAGGTACGATTATTAACTTGGTAAGTCCTGAAGTGACAATTTCACCAATTGGAACTGCACCACCTCCTTCAATCCCACTAAATAGTTTGAGTCCTACAGTGTTCGACCAAACACCAACAATAGTGAGTGTGACCTAAAGGGTTAAATGACAAATATCAACAAAGTCTCATCGGCAATTGTTGCCCAGACTCCCGAATTTATAGAGTCTGACTATCCTCTGTTTAACAGATTTCTTGAGTATTACTATCAGTCTCAAGAGAAGACTGGTCTTGGGCAGAATATCTTAAACAATTTTCTTGGATACCTTGATATTGATAGGTTAGACGTAGGTATATTAGATGGTAAGACAAAATTAGTAGAAGCAATAGATGCAACTAGCGATACAATCGTTGTAGAATCGATTGACCAGTTTTTAGAAAAATCTGGATCTATTCTCATAGGTAGTGAAGTTATCTACTATGAGAGTACAACCAGTTCTCCAAACATTGCTCTTTCACCAGGTATTTCATATGATCAGGTAAAATTAAAGTGGGTAAATCTTTTTAGTCCTATCGATCTCTTTGATGGCACTACTACTCAGTTTAATTTAGTATCTCAAGACAATCCTATTGCACCTCCATCTGCACAACATTTGATTGTCTCTGTATATGGTGAGGTATTGACACCTGGTACGGACTATACGGTCAATGGAACCACTATTACCTATGCAAGTGCTCCTAGAACAAAGATTCCTTCTGATGATGCTATAAACACCTTTATTACATACCTAGATGGTTTTGTAGAGAATCAGATTGTTCCACTCGATAATATTTCTAACTCATTTGGTGAAGGTAAGACACAATTTAGAATAACACGTAGTGGTATAGCATATGAACCAATTGTAGATGAGTATGTAGTTGCAATATACGACAAAAGATTATTAATACCCAAAGTAGATTACTTTATTGATGGTGCAGACTTTATATTTGCTACCGCACCTACAAACGGTAGATTTTTATCATTACACTCTATAGAAGCACCTGTACCTTCTTTTGGTAGTGGTGCGGAAGGTTTTGCACGAGTAAATGATTTAGGTCAACTTACTAGCATTTCAACTAACGTAAATGGTAGCAACTATAGATTTGAATATCCTCCAAAAGTTTCTATTAGTACAACTGTAGGATCAGGTGGTGCTGCACAAGCATTAGTAAACGGTATTAAGACCGTGACTCTACTTAATGGTGGTAAAGGATATAGCGATACAAACCCTCCTGTTGTTCAAATTGAATCTCCTACAAAAACAGGTTCTATACAAGCAACATTAAAAGCAACAGTTGAAAATGGTTCTGTCACTGCTGTAGAATTACAGGGATCAGGTTCTGGATATACATTTACACCTAGAATCACTTTCCGACAGCCTGGTGGTGCTACAGTCGCCACTCCTACGATATCTAATGGATCTATTAGTGGTGGTTTAACAATAACAAATGCAGGATTTGGATATACAACCCCTCCTGTAGTGTATGTTGATGAACCAACTGGTAATAATCCAATCAGAGCATCTTTTCAAACAGTCCTAGCATCTGACGGAACTATTGCATCTATTACTACAATTAACGCAGGGCAAGGTTATACATCCGTTCCAAGAGTAGCAATAGTAGATCCTGTTGGTGCACAAGTATTACAAACTGTAGTTGATGGAGACGGAAGAGTTATCCGTATTGATATACTTGACGGAGGAAGCGGATATGATGAAGTTCCTTCCGTTTATATCGTTGATAATAGAGTAGATGGTACAGGAGCATACGCAGGTGGTACAGGTGCTACCGCAACTGCTGCAATATTCAACGGTGCGATTACAGATATTAACGTAAGTGCGTTTGGTAGTGGATATTCTGCTGCAAATCCTCCTTCTGTTGTAATTCAAGCACCTACAAGTGCTGAAGCATCTGCGGAAATAGGTTTAAATGAGGTCACAGGGTTTAAGGTTAATCAATCAGGTAAAGGATATAATAAAGCACAGTTTACAGGATGTGCACGTGCTGCATCTGGTATTGTAGAATACACGGAAGATGGTAATGCAGTATTTTCTAATGATACTACTGCTGCATCTGCCACTGTTGATACTGAGGTAAAATGTCTTGATGCTTTATTTGTAAAACGTTTACTAGACAAGTATACACAGCAGTTCTTACCTGATGTACCAGAACTAGACTATAAGAAGATTGATGTTCGTACAGCAATCAAAACTATTAAGGATTTCTACTCCGCAAAAGGTACATCATTCAGTATTGCGTATCTATTCAAGTTATTATATGGTGAAACGGTAAGTATATCATATCCAAAAGACCAGATTATCAAACCATCTGCAGCAACATGGTCTATTGATACTATTTTAAGAGCAACTAAGGTTTCTGGACTTGCTACAGACATTCAAGATGGTCTTCTACAACAAGATGCAGATATTGCAGATCCTAATGTAAAAGGAGCATCTGCACTTGTTGAAAACTACATTTCAATTAAAACATCTACAGTAGAGATATTTGAACTTGTTCTATCTGAAGAAACTATTACAGGAACGTTTACCGTACCTTATAAGACAAAACTTGCTGAACCATTAAGTCAAACAGATTCAATCATTACAGTTGACTCTACCATTGGATGGCCAGAAAGAAACGGAGAGTTTGTAATTGGCACAGGTTCTGGTGCAGAATTAGTACAATATAAGGAAAAATCACTTAACCAGTTTATTGAGTGTACTCGTTCTGTTAACGGAGTTGTAGAGGACTGGGATTCTGCTACTGAAGTCTCATCAAACTTCCAAGTAAAAATTAATAAGGATACACCACAAGAAGTTGTGATGAATGTTGTTGGTATTGTTGATGCACAACAAACAACATTAACTGATACAGGTTCTTACTACTTACAAGGTGATAAACTAACAGTTTCTAAGTTAGGTGGTACTGGAACATCTCCTTTACTTACAACTTGGTTATATAACGTCAAGAAACTGATTACCGTTAGTGGTATCACATTTTCTCTTT